GTAATATGTGGCCCCACCAATACAAGATCCATAATATGCAACTTGTGAATTTTGTGGCATATAATTAAGGCTACTCTTAATAGACATAGGCTCATTTGTCATAATCTTCTTATTGAGAATAGTATCCTGAAAATCACCTCCTGATCCTGTTATTAAAACAGTTTCAATATTGCGAAGTTCAGAACAAGCTGTCATCAATTGTTGTTGAGTCAAACATGCACTACATCCTAAGGGTCTATCAGTAATGCCTCCAAGATGAATTCCTGCAATTGCAGATCCTCGAGTCTGAGACACTAGCACAGCACCACAAAGTCCTTTAAAGGTATTTTGTGATAAATTATCGTATTTATGTCCCTTCCAATTACCACATCCATTTCCTGTGGTACATGCTTTTCCTTTACCATACATATCCAATACATTTCCCTCTTTTGCTCTCCAAATCATATGAAAGCAAAGATCAGGCATTGAATCAGTAGGAAAATGTTTGATAATATCTGCGAAAGATCCACCTGTAGGACTGAAACAAACACGTAAATCGTAATTAGGAATAAGAATTGAATTAAGTGTGGATAACTTAGTTCTAAATCTGCATCCTGATTTACTTGGATCAGAACCATAGCAAGTGACGTCAAATTCATTTGCAGCATTAAAATAATGATTGGGTAATAGGCAAACATTCGATTTGAGAAATAAAATGTTAGCCATCAGAGCTGGTTTCTCTTCATCATATTTAAGAGATGCATAAAATAAATTTTTCTTGATCTTTTGAACAAGTTGATCGCATGTAGAAGTCTTCTGATCAATAGGTAATTCCTTATGACCAACACTAGTCCATACATTGACTTCAGCATCACGCTTAGCAATTTGAGAAGCATTGGTTGGCATAAGATTGCCTTGCACTTGAAGTTTCCTCCATGATCTCAAGAACTTGAGAAATGCATAAAGAGCCGCCATAGTCATACAAGCTCCACAAAATATCTTCATATTCATATTCTTACGATATTTAATCAAAAGATTAAATAAATTGGATGATGAACGATATTTCATTAGAATTGCATCACAAGCATGACGACATCTCGCTACAAGAAGG